GCCAAACCCTGCAACACCTGCGCCAATAGCCTGAGATATCGGACTTGGAGACGGTGCCACCTGAACACCCAGTGTGGATTGTGAGGAACCAATCTGTGGCTTGAAGATATCGCTCATAAAGCTGACACGCTGGAACGGCTCGTAGGACTGCTGTAACTTGGACTGCCTTACAGCGTCCAGTTCTCTTTGGGCTTGCGTCTGGTTTGTAGCACCTAGTTGCGAGAACATTTGCGCCTGTTGCCCTATAAGACCTTGACCCGTACCCGCCAACTGAGCTTGTGCGCTGCCCAAGCTACCAATTCCAGCACCTAGTCGAGTGGCCTCCTGAGACACGGTGCTTCCAAGACCACCGAGAAGCTGCGCTACGCCCTGCTGGCGGCGCTGCTGGTTCTCAAAAGCTGTCTGCGCTGCATTCTGAGCCTGGTTAAAGTTGCGACTTGCATCTTCAAAGATGCGACGACTCTGCATGTCGGCCAGATTACGCCCTAATTCTGCCTGTGCGATGCCTTCACGGCTACCGCCAAAAGCTCCGGCGCCAACGGCCTGTGCGCTCAACTGGTTCTGCTGAATCGTAGCCTGACGCTGCATTTCGGCAAGAGCGTCCTGCGTGACGTTCTGCTGGTATGGGTCCATGAACGCAGCGGCGCTAGTAGGATCGTAGGCTCCGGTTGAGCCTAACGCCTGTTGCTGCGCTTGCGTAAACATTTCGGGAACGCCGGCAGCTTGTGATTGCAACGTAGACAGGCCTGTGCCAATGGTCTCTGCACCTGTCGTAAGATACGGCATAAACTGACCAATACCCTGACCAATAGTAGAGGCCTGTTGTGTAAGGGGATCTAAACCAGCAACCTGAATTTCAGGAATGGTTACAGGCGTTTCGCCTCTCGCAAAACCCGCCTCAAGTATTCTTTTTTGGAAACCTTCAAGAAACGGAGCTTGGCGGACGATTTGTTCTGTTGTGGTAACCATTATGCCATTCCCCGCTCAAAACGGTTCATCATATCGTACATCCTTGCCGCTCCAACATCCCTGTCGCCATTACCTGCGTTACGAACCGCCTGTGCTGTCATGACAAATTCACCATCGGAGAGCCTCGCCGGAATACTGTCAGAGGTTCCTGTGCCTGGTCCCACTATTTCTCCGCCGCCAGCTGCTGCTAGATTAAGGCCAAGTCCGGGTCCGAGCGGACCACTGGGGATGCCGGTCGCAGCAGGAAGGCTGGCCACACCAGATGTATTCGTTATTCCCTTTAATGGACTAGCGCCAAAGCTGCTTGCAAGTTGCGAGGCCGTGTAAGCAGGCTGGCCGTACCACTGTTCAAATTTATCCAGAGCCTCCGGCGAGTTCTTGTCCTGAATCGACTGCCACTCGTCGTAAGCAACTCTGCGCGGGTTGTTCGCATCTAGTTTCTCCATTAGTTCTGCTTCCGTTTCAACTTCCGGAGTCATGAAGTACGCAGCACCGGCCAAGGCGGCAGGCAGTGCGGCTTGACCAGCAACTTTTGCAAGTGTTTCACTGCCGGGGAAGTCGTAACCAAGGAACTTTTGAGGTGCCGCAGCGGCTTGACCAGTAAGAACAGGAGTTCCACTCGGCCCCATTATATATCCTCGTCCGTCAACTGTTCCGGACGTAACGCCACCCGTCCGAGGTGTGCCGCCAGTAGCCGGCGCGGTTGGTACGGTGTCCGGAGCAATGCCTAATCTTTGAATACCTTTACCAGCCTGCAACTGTACAAGTTCTGCTTGGCTTACCGTCTGACCGCCAGGCAGATTATATTGTTCGTATTGGAATCCTCCTCCACCTGCATCGCTCATTGGGCCACTGGTTACAGGCTTCGCAGCCCTTGCTAAATCAGATCCGGTTGCGGAACTAACTCTCCGGAAGTTTTGGGTATCTCCAGCACGCAGCGGATCAAAGCCGCTTGCGCTTGGATCTTTGAGATAATCATATCGACCCGTAACCGGATCAATTCCGCTTCCAGCTAGTGCCTCTCCAGACTGATAGCTGGGGAACATACCAACGTCGCCTTGAGCAAACCTACCCGCAGGATCGACAGACTGACTAAAGAACGTGCCAGTGCCTCGAGGACCAAAGATGCCTTGAGCAAGAGGGTTCTGGGCTCCGGAAGAGAACAAATTGCTGGCTGCGGTAAAGGGTGCGGTAAGACCTTTGCCAAGGCCTGTCGCAAACCTTCCACCAAACGTTGACCCAGCTGCTGGTGTTCCAGCACCAATAAAGTCACCTACGTTAGTGCCCTGTAAAGCACTACCTATTCCAGAAGTAAGGGCGCTACCAGCGTAACTAAGAGCAGCCGACTTCAGCGCATCGCCCCATGATCCGCCTTGAAGCTTTGTAACAAGTCCTGATGCGATGATGCCGCCGATACCCGGCGCGATTATGTTGCCGATAATAGGCGCAGCAATCGGCGCGATCTTCTTTACGACCTTTTTGATGGCCCGGAAGATTTTCTTAAAGAAGAACTCGGGCTGTCCTGTAATCGGGTTTATAGAGTTGAGTGCGTTGCCCACTACGTAACGATTAGGGTCTTCAATACCCATCATCGTCATCTGGCGGAATAGGTCCTGTTTTAAGCCGGGGTTTTCGTCAAAAACCTCCTTGGGGATCATCGTTTCCCCTTCTGCGGCGTGAACCATGTAGTTGTCGCCGTAACGACCAAGAGTAGCCAAACCACTTGCCAAAGCTTGGGCGGAAGGTTCGCCGGAGTATTTAGGAGAAGGGTTTATCATCACGATAGCTCCAGAACATTTGCAAAGACTTGAATCTTTGACGCGGTAGCGCAGTTAAATATAAGCGTGTCGCCTGTCTCTAAGACAAAAGGCCCAGTAAATGACACGTCTGCGGTAGCAGAAGTAGAGGCTAAAGTAGCCAAGGTGATCTTCTGCAAAATTACCGTTGCCGAAGCGGAGCTATCGGTTATCTTGCACAGTACCACTATAGATCCTGTATGGCTATTGTATAAATTTATGTTCTTTACAAGGGCTTGAGTAGCCGCAGGACACGTATAGACGACCACATCCCCCGTAGCTCCGATGGTCGTCACTATATTTTTGTATGCGGATGCCATCAGTCCATAAACCAGTTTAAACCGTTGGTGTCATCTTCCCCGCTAACCACAGCCGGAAAGTCTATCTTCGTAAGAGCCATCTCAAGATCACGTAAAATGCGGACAAAAGTGTCCGCATCGTACTCATCAGGAGCCATCGGCATACTGTGATCGAGCAGACTTGCCATTACCGCCTTCCGTCTGGACGAAAATCAAGGCGAAGATCGCCCAGCGTCCACGTTATATCCGTTGTAGAACTCTCAACTCTAAGCGCGACCTGTCGCGACCTGCTTCTAAGAAATGCCTGCTGCGTAGTCGCCGTTACCGCATTGGTAGAATTGGTGGTCAGACTGTCGCCAGGATAATTCCGCGTCTTTAATATGTAGTTTACCGAAGCCTCCGCATCGCTGCTGGTAATGTCGATGTCCGGAACCAAGCGGCTTACAAACATAAACTGGTCGCCGTCGCCTATATCAAAGTCAGCAGATTCAATAAACGAAGTCATGGGTGATCCGTCGTTATCATCGCCGGTCTCGTGGACATAAACAAAGTTCGTGCCACTAGCGATACCAGAGGCTCTTGGATTGTTGTGTATGCCGTAGTCAACCCAAGCTGTCCTCGACAACGTACCCAGATCCCAAGTGTTTTCTGTAAAGTTAAACTTAACGTAGCGGTCTATCTCCGTCGCATCGGCGCTTGGATAGAACCAAAACACCTCGTCAAACATCTTGTTGGAAGCGGCGAAGCATTTAAAACTCTGCTCCAAGTTGATGTCGTCAAACACATAACGCAAAAGAGTGCAGGGGATAGTTTGAACGCGGCCCGTGTAAACGTAGAAGTTCTCCCGGTCCATCCAAAAGACTTTGTCGCCCACCGTGGTTACAGCGTTGGGGCCAATAATAGACACGTTGTTTGCCAGCATACTGAAACCAAACGTAAACGGAGGCCCCGTAAACCGCATGGCGTGAAGCGACGTATCCGTCCAGATCAACATTTCCTGCCGGGTCTTCTGCGCCGATATAATTTCGGAACCAGAAGATATCCGTTGGGAACCTGCCGTATTCGTTGCAGTAGGCGTCCAATCAACAGGATTCTCTTGGTCGGACCAGCGAACCATTAACAAGTCTTGATCCGCTTCACCCAAAGGATTACAGCCAAAACAGACAACATGTCTGTCCGCGCCGGAAATCATAATCCGGCGCGTTATCGTCGGTGCATCTGAAGAACCTGATTGAGAAGCAAGGTCCGTGGCCCGTGAACCAAGGCCAAGTGTTTTATCCCAGTAGTACGGAGTTCCGTCATAAACGTTTAGGAGAAGATCTTCTCCCCAATTGTCTTGGCTATACAAGCGAATGTTAGAGCCCGTGTTAGCAGCGGTACTGGAAGACTCGCCCCATCCTACAAAGTCGTTCGCTTCCTTAACATCTACGCCGTCATCGTGGGCTGCTGCTGTAGTGCCTCGAACACCGCGAACAACGCCTGCGTTGATTGTATGGGTAGATTTTCCTGTGTATTGGATCAACTCACTGTCGATCAGCATCAGCCCAACGAAGGTCACTGAATCTCCGCTTGATGACGTTGCCGCAGTGGTGCCGTCGTCGGCGCGGGTAAGATCTCCAAATACGTTACCTACATTGGTGCCGTATCGTATCTTCTCGCTGCCAATCAATATCGTTCCCTTGCTTGGAAACCCACTGGAATCCGCAACAGGTATTGAAGAACTTATGACCGTCAAGTTCGCGCTGGTAGTGGTTGCAGCAGTTTCAAAAGAAGCTGCGCTTGTAAGCGTAAATGAAGTAACGCTAGCGTCTATGCCACCGCTGTCATTAAGAGTGGTCTGAGCATAACCCGTAGACAAACCGCTCCAGAGACCCGCGCCAAAACCTGTGCCACTAACAACCGTGTTAAGACCTGTGTTGATCTGGTAGTTAGCGATAACAGCAGATCCGCCTCCCGCAGTGCTTCCGGAAGAGGCTGTTCCAGCCGTGGTAATCTGGTAACTGTTAGAATCAACTACGGTGACTTGATGTTCCGTGTTTAACTGCGCGGCAGTTATACCATCCGTAGTAGTCGCGCCGCTAAAAGTAACGAAGTCACCTGTCA